GTGACTGGGTGGGAGCACGATAACGGCAACGTTGAAGCGTCTTTCCGTTTATGGCTGGAAACGCGGGATAATGGCACCGTCCCTAACTTCCCTAATCTGGCAAAAGTGGGCTCTTTTGCTGGCACAGCGACAACAGGTGTGGGTATCCGTATTGACGATGCGGAAAGCGGAAACCTTATGCCACTGAATGCTATGGGGAATGATAACACGATTTATCAGATCCCAGCGGACTCCAATGGTATTGTCAATGTTGACCTCATCGCTTACTACGTATCAACCGTTGAAGCATCAGAAATCACCCCAGGGGAAGCAGACGCTGTCGTTAACGTAACGCTGGATTACCGTTAATACGTTACGGCGTTATCTGACCTTTCAGATAACGCCCTTTTCCTTCCTCTTTCTCGTTGTATCAGGTTGAAAAATAACTATGTCAAAACGAACATTCGCGGTGATATTAACCTTGTTGTGTAGCTTCTGTATCGGCCAGGCGCTTGCAGGGGACACCATTTATCAGTTCGCCTCCATCCGTACCAGTCCGCAAAATCCCCTGAATATCAAGCCTTCCGTAGATTCACAGTTCGTCATGGTTCGCGTCAGATCGTTGACAGCCGCACTCCATGACGGGTAAAAAGTGGATAAAATAATTTTACCCACCGGATTTTTACCCATGCTCACCGTTAAGCAGATTGAAGCAGCAAAGCCGAAAGAAAAACCATACCGCCTTCTCGATGGTAATGGCCTGTACCTTTATGTCCCTGTGTCAGGGAAAAAGGTATGGCAGCTTCGCTACAAGATTGACGGTAAGGAGAAAATCCTGACCGTCGGAAAATATCCGCTTATGACTTTGCAGGAGGCAAGGGATAAAGCATGGACTGCGAGGAAAGACATCTCGGTTGGCATCGATCCGGTAAAGGCGAAAAAGGCTTCGTCTAACAACAATTCCTTTAGTGCGATTTACAAGGAATGGTACGATCACAAGAAGCAAGTCTGGTCAGTAGGCTATGCAACTGAACTTGCAAAAATGTTTGATGACGACATTTTACCCATCATCGGCGGCCTTGAAATTCAGGATATTGAGCCGATGCAACTGCTGGAAGTAATCCGCAGATTTGAAGATCGCGGTGCAATGGAGCGAGCCAACAAAGCCCGCAGAAGATGCGGCGAGGTTTTCCGTTACGCTATTGTCACCGGAAGGGCTAAATATAACCCGGCACCTGACCTTGCAGACGCCATGAAAGGATACCGCAAGAAAAACTTCCCATTTTTACCTGCCGACCAGATCCCGGCATTCAACAAAGCACTTGCAACATTTTCAGGAAGTATCGTATCGCTCATTGCGACCAAAGTTTTACGCTACACAGCCCTAAGAACGAAAGAGCTTCGTTCCATGCAATGGAAGAACGTCGATTTTGAAAACAGGATTATCACTATCGACGCCAGTGTGATGAAGGGACGCAAAATTCATGTGGTTCCTATGTCAGACCAGGTGATTGAACTTCTCACTACGCTAAGCTCAATCACTAAACCAGTGTCAGAGTTTGTTTTTGCCGGGCGCAACGATAAGAAGAAGCCAATTTGCGAGAACGCTGTACTACTTGTGATCAAACAAATCGGCTATGAAGGTCTGGAAAGCGGTCACGGATTCAGGCATGAATTCAGCACGATTATGAACGAGCACGAATGGCCTGCTGACGCTATTGAAGTGCAACTGGCACATGCCAACGGCGGATCTGTGCGTGGGATTTACAACCATGCTCAGTATCTCGATAAGCGCAGAGAAATGATGCAGTGGTGGGCGGATTGGCTTGATGAGAAGGTTAGGTAGGCAAATCCATGCCTGAGCAGAGCCTTGCCCTCTACCTGAGCTCATGCTCATTCTTTGGCCTCAACGCGAGCATGACCTCACTAGCTGGACCCAAAATGGACTATGACAGAAAGATCTGATATTTTTCCTCGCAAAAACTTAGAGGCTTTATTTTAATGCATAAGAGCAACTGCTTTGACACGGCAAGGCTTGTGGCAGCTATGATGGTTCTGGTCAGTCACCACTACGCGCTCTCTGGGCAGCCGGAGCCGTACCTGTTCGGCTTTGAAAGTGCTGGCGGCATTGCAGTTATCATATTCTTTTCAATATCAGGATATCTGATTTCAAAATCAGCTATCAGGAGTGATTCCTTTATTGATTTCATGGCTAAAAGAGCGAGAAGAATATTCCCGGCGCTGGTCCCTTGCTCTATACTGACATATTTTTTATTTGGATGGATACTTAACGACTTCAGCGCAGAATATTTTAGCCATGACATTGTCAGGAAGACCATAAGCTCTATTTTTATGAGTCAGGCTCCAGATGCTGACATTACATCACATTTAATTCATGCCGGAATTAACGGCAGTTTGTGGACCCTACCGCTTGAGTTCCTGTGTTATATAATAACGGGAGTAGCAGTTGCCCTACTAAAGAACGGAAAAGCATTCATAGTTATACTGTTGGTTTTTGTTTCTCTTTCATTAATTGGAAGTGTGTCAGAAAACAGGGATGTAATGTTCTCTATTCCGTTATGACTGTATCCTTTGCGTGGACTGGCGTTCTTTTTTGGTGCCACTATGGCAATGTATGAGAAGTCATGGAATGTAAGTAATGTTAAAATCACTGTAGTTTCTTTGCTTGCTATGTACGCCTACGCTAGTTATGGCAAAGGCATTGATTATACTATGACTTGCTATATCCTGGTTTCATTCTCGACAATAGCCATATGCACATCCGTTGGCGACCCACTGGTTAAGGGCAGGTTTGATTACTCGTATGGTGTGTACATTTATGCATTCCCGGTTCAGCAGGTTGTTATAAACACATTGCACATGGGTTTTTACCCGTCAATGTTGTTAAGTGCCGTGACTGTTCTTTTCTTGTCCCATCTTTCATGGAATCTGGTTGAAAAAAGATTCCTGACACGAAGTTCGCCTAAATTATCCCTGGATTGAACAATAAAAGGGGCCATATGGCCCCTAAAATAATCAGATGGCCAGATACTCAACCATTGAAGGCAGCTCGACTCCTACTGGGCTTGGGCGAGTAACATTAATTGTCACCCCGGAAACACTAACCTTGTCACTACTTGATGCAGGGTCACCAAAAAGGCTTCTTACTCTGTATGTCAGGTTCCCCGGGTTCGGTATAGCTGCAGATCCGCTTGTGGCACCTACCGCAACTGGGACATTAATGATCCCATTTACAGACGGTACGCCTGAACAGCCACGATACGTATTGTATCTGCCTTCCGGTTTCTGCACCTCGGTAATGCCAGCCAAATAACAGTCAGTAACTGACACGCCACCGCTACGAAGATAGCGTAGAGGCTTATTGAATATGCACTTATCGAAAGAAACACATTCATTGATGTCGACAATATTTACAGCCCATTCATCACCAGTTAACGTACAACCACTTACAAAGACGAAGATCGCCGACTGTTCTATCGCTATACTTTGATTGTTTGCAGCCGTGTTTTTGTTTGCAGTGTTGATATGAACACCACTGACAATTTTATGTGACTGCGTTGAGGTCGGCGTTCTAAAATATATCCCCGTAAATTGTTCAGTGCCATCGGCATCTGCTGCTATCCATGAGTTTGAGAAAGAAAATCCTCCGTTTACATTCTCTATAACCACGCCTGTTGAGCCGCAATAATCTAAATCCAGTTGTTCCATATGCAAATCAAGGCAATCATGAACATAGACGGCATTTTTAAAACCAATGCACATGGTCTCACTGTCTAAAATTATTGCTTCTGACCTAACTGCCTCTGACGACCACGCATACGTTTGAGGCTGAATCCTGATGCCAAAGCTTTCATCAGCAGAATAATTTCCTCTGCTGAAATGGCAGGAGCTGACACTAACACTTACGCACTGGCCTAAAAAGTGAAGACCGACTCTACAGGTTCCAGCCTGACATGCTATAAATTTTGAGTGCCAGAGCCCTTGCATTAAATAAGCGGTTTCAACTTCATTCACCATTACATTATCAAATACCCAGCCATAAACCTGTCTGATGACAGAGTCTTCTGCTGTAATGTTTGTGTCAATACCATTGCAGGTGTTATTACCAGTTACTCGTATATTTCTCAGATAACGGCCGATAGTGTCTGAATCATAAGACAGCCTTAACACAGATCCTGTAAGTCCGCTTTTTGCTCGGAGTTGCGATGCCTTACCAACCCCTCTGATGTTAACACCGCCAGGAATAAGCAAAGTGGATCCAACAATATACCCCACCGCTTGGTTGCTCGCAGGGATAAACAGCTCCCCGCCGGAGGGTAGTGAAGCAACGGCATCTATTGCATTTTGTATTGCCTGGTAATTATCTGTCACACCATCATCAATAACACCAAAATCCAGGATACTTATTGCTTCTTTATTTTTGTCATGCTGAGTTCTTAAAACTGCTTTTGGTAAAGGCTGCTTGACGCCAATCATGGCATCGCCTTTGGTGTTATCCTGCGAATACTTACCGGATTGAGCTAGTTGCTCAATTAAATCCGGACCGAACTGATCAGGGTCGTACTTCAGCACATTCTGAAAATAGAACTGCTGCGAACCATACGCATCATATACAGCCATTGAATGGCCTTGCTCAGTTACAAATTTGGCAATCTGCCCGTTGTACACAGGATATCCGGCAGCATTGATAACAATTGGCTGAGAAACAGGGACGTGAGATCCGTCTTCATTCTCTACATAAACCTGAATCTGGTTTTCAGGATTTACCGGGTCAGTGTCAATTTTACCGATATAAATTTTGCCATTGGCTACGGCTTTAAAAGAACGAGCCATAGTGAAGAGTTGCGAAGGCATGCTGACCACAACATTTGCGGTGATATCTGACATTTCATTGCTCCAGACGAATGATATGATGCAACCATGATGCGATTGCATACCGAAATGGTACTATTGAGTATTTATCCAGTAGATTACGATGCCATTCCACCCAACTGGTGAGGCATCAAGGATGTACAGCAAATACGACGAGGCGCAGTTTCACTTGAGACTTCCGCATGAACTCCACGCGAAAATTAAGCAGCGTGCGAAGATGAATAACAGGTCTCTGAACTCAGAGATAATTGCAGCGATTGAAGAATCACTGGATAAACAAAACTCTGCATCAGTTTACATTGACGATGCAGAGCGTATAGCAGAACAACAATCTGATATGGTTAAGAAAATTGTCTTTGATACGCTCAAGGAGCTATATAAAAAAGACAGCAACTAACCATCCATTACGGAGGATTTATGCAAAGAGATATGATGAATATTGCATTCTACATATTTGGTTTTTGCACGTTCCTGGTGTTTGCGAAGCTATTCTGACAACGCATCAGACTTAGCACCCTGCGTCAGTGCATTAATCGCTTTTTGCGCTTGCTGCATGGCTTTCTCAAAGGCTGTTGATCCGCGTGGGGTGTTTGCCATTCGGAGCATTGCATTTCTGAATGGCTCGCTCTCATATGCGCGAGTAAGAAGTCCGTAGCTTACCGCTGCGCCAGTTGTCGCAGGGTTCATTGCTGTCCCATATCCGATAATGAACGGGATGGTTTGCTGCCCTGTTGGTGTTGTTACTGCCGCTTTTGCAGCCTGCTGCGTGGATTGCAGGTAGTTTTTCAATCCTTTCAGATAAGCAGCGTCCTGCCCCTTAAATGTGATGCCAGTCTGGTTTTGCAGGATGTTAAGCTGTCGAAGGAACTGGTCAGGGGATCCGCCAGATTTCTCCATCGCCTTTCCAATGATGCCATTGCGCATTTGCGCCCTGCCAACACGACCAACTGAGTTATACAGCGTCTTAATTTCCGATTTGTTCTTGCTGAATAGCATGTTGTTGACAACTTCCGGTGTCAGGTCGCCTTTCATGAGAACATTCTTCAGCCTGGTATTCTTTAGTTTCGCCGCTTCGTCAGCGTAGACGGCATTGGCCTGCTGATATTTACGGAGAGTATCATTGCCAAGATTCTGACCAATGGCACCATTGATATCGTCTGTCATCGACTTGTAAACGCGCTGAATGGCGGCATCGGAACGGTTTGGTAGCACTGGTCTCTCACCCTTCACGTCCATTCTGAACTGGCTGCGTAGATCGCTTAATTGCTTCAAATCCAGATTTACCGGACCATCAGGACCAGCATTGCGAATAAGCTCATCACGATAGGATTGAAGTTTTGAAATCGTCTCGTTATCAGCGACCTTACCAAGCTTCTGCAGGTTAGATATCTCAGTATCTATCTGCTGAATTGCTCTGGCAGGTTGAATGTTGATTCCTGCCATTGCATTCTGTACCTGCTCAAGACGGTTCCCAGCAGCACGACGAATTCCTGATGTTTTCGCTTTAAGGCTGTCAATAACAACAGCTGGATCATACTCACCGAATTTATCAGCAAATCTCTGCACCAACTGGCTTCTCGCTTCCTGTTGCGTTGCTCTCATTCCGCTTGTGCCAGCCAGAGGGATATTTTCTGCTGTAGTCTGCGCCATTTTTCCGACGCGGGAAGTTGGTTGTAACAGGTCTGTGGTGTGCAGAGGCACTCCTTCACGCTCTGCAAATCTGATAGCTTGCTGCGCTTCTGGTGCAATAGCACCACGAACGCCACGATAAGCAGCGCCTAATCCACGTCCGGCAGAGTTAATAGCGCCGCCAGCCAGAACGCCAACGCCTAAATCGGTGGCGAGTGCTTCCGCATCATCTTTCGCACTATTTGCAGCAAGTGATCCAACTGCGTTTTCAGCGAGAAGGCGAGTTGCCCCCTGAGCAATTCGACCAGCAAGTGTTGGTGCCTGTGCTGCCGCTCTCTCAACGCCAGCAGGAGTGAGGTAAGGCAATGCTTCAGCAAATACCCTTCCCTCTGTCGTTTGTGGAGTCAGCGCGCCTTGCTGAAGGCCAAAGTCCTGCTCTAATCCCTGCGTTGTTACTCGTGGCGCTGGTTGATATGTACCATCGCCAATAACGAGTTTACCGCCAGCCCAAGCCGCCGCGCTTGTTACAGCATCAGTGAGTTCAGCAGGTATGTTCGCTACGTTGATTCCTGCCTGTAGTAAGCCGCGCCCGGTTTCAGCAAGTCCATTACCAAAGTCAGACATTATTCCGCCTTGCTGCTGAACAGGTTTCGGTGCGACAGAACTTACGGGTTGAGGTGGCTGCTGACTGGCTGCCTGCTGCTCAATCTGAGCAAATGGATTATTTGGGTCTGACTGCACACCTGATGCCGATACTTGTTCGGATAACTGTACTTCCAGTTGTGCAAACGGGTTGTTAGGGTCTTGCTGAGGATGTACCTTTGCAGAGGTGGCGCGCTGTTCGACTGTTGAGTCTGTCACCGGGTCACCAGCCCATTGAGCAAAGCGATCATCAACGTAACCGCGGCCTTCAGGTCCTGGTGTATATTCACCACGCTTTGCCTTCATAACGTTGCCGGGACCGTCGTGATAAGCCTGAAGAGCGTCACGCCAGTTACCAAACTGCTGGTACATCTTTGCCAGATAGCGCGCGCCAGCGTCAGCCTGATATTCGGGGTTTTGCATTTGCTCATCGGTATAACCCATATCACGCCATGTCCCAGGCATGACCTGAGTCAATCCTACAGCCCCGGCGGAGCTTACTGCGGCAGGGTTGTAAGAAGACTCCTTGGCACCCAGTGCAGTCATCAACCCTTCTGGCACACCGTAACGTGCGCCAGCCTGCTCTAACAAATCACGGTAATTAGCCATTTACTGCCCCAAAGATGGAAGATATCCGTAGCGATTAATGAAGTCGATTGACAGCTCGGGGTGCTGCTTCAGGTAATCTATAGAAGCCTGAGGCGCTTCCACTCGCTTGATACCGTTTTGCTGAACGTACTTACCAACCGCCTCATTACGCTTCTGGTTGAGCGTGTTCAGGATGACGCCAGCGTTGCGACGAAAGGACTCCTCGCTCTGCGAGTTCTGCAGCGAACCAACAGCCTGGTCGAGCTTTTTGCCCTCGGCATCAGAAAGTGCGCCCATGCCTCGCATGGCCTGAACCGCTGTCAGGTATGCTTGTGATTTAAAGGTATCAAGTCGTGCCTGAGTGTCTGCAGCCTGTGAGCCTGGAACGTTGGGGATTACTCCACGTAAGCCTGTAATGCTCTTAAGTGAAGGAGAACTAACGATATCGTTCAGAGTGAACATGCTGGTTGTGAGGGTGTTGATGCCGTCTTTGTAGCCATCATTTAGCGCTTGCTGCTTCTGCTGCAACTGCTGGTTGTTGGCTGCTATGCGGCTCTGTATTTCCTGGCGCTTCAGGTCGTTAGTTTCTGCTGATAGCATCCGGTCAAGGCGCTTATTTTCGTTGTTAATGCGGTTTGTTTCTGCGTCCAGATTAATGCGCTGCTGACCTAAATTCGCCTGGATATCTTGTCCGCGCATTGTGATTGCCTGATTCCGAGCGGCGGTTTGCGAATCCAGATCCTGACCGCGCATGGTAACCTGGCGACCCTGCATTTTATCCTGTAGGTCAAAGTATTTTTCGGGTCCGAGACTGTTCATCCCCAGGTGATCGACAAATTCGCCGAACTGCCGCGGGTTCTGTTGGTACATCTGAGCGACGTCCTGAGGATTAACGCCAACACGAGCTAACTCACCGGCGTTGTTTTGCAGCCATGATTGCATTGCTTCTGGAGACGATGACGCAAGGCGTGCGCCAGCCGCTAAGGTGCCGATAGAATTACGCTGATCTTCATCAATGAATCCCATGCCTTTACGAACGGATTCAATCTGTTCTGGATATTGAGTAGCCAACTGACGCAAAGCACCGCGATCACCAGACGCATAAGCATTAGCGTATGCCTGCTGAAATTCTTTCTGCCGCTGAGCCTGCTTTTCCTGCTGAAACACCCCCGCAATACCTGAAAGGCCTTGCAAAGCAGTCAGCCCAACATTGTTAGCGCCTGAACGCTCAATATCATTGTTCTGCCTGATAAGCTGAAGCGTATTGCCGATGTCATTTACGCTCGGAGCGTTTGAGTTGACGCCGCCGATACCAGCCAACAATCCGCCGTTTGTTCCTTGCCAAGTAGCCATGATTACCCCTTAAAACAACGAGCCAAGCAATCCGATACCAGCACCAATGCCAGCGCCCCAAGGCGTTGATGTTCCCAAAAGGCTGGCAAGACCTGCACCGGCAATCGCACCAGACGTGCCACCGCTAATTGCAGTCTGAAGACTTGATGGTTTATTGGCATTAGCAGCGGCAAGAGCTGCGCTTTGCTGTGCAATGCTGCTCATGTTGTTGGCGTACGTCTGCCCGGCGTTTGCCTGACCTTGCAGCGCACCAAGCCCAACGTTTGCCAGATTGTTGTAATTGCTCATCTGATTTGATAACCAAGACTGACCGAGTGTCGGCGCGATCGTAGCCAGTTGATTGCTTGTGGCTGTCGAACCAAGTCCACCCGTCGCCTCCGCAGCAGCAAGACTCTGGTAACGCGCCTGCCCTGCAAGGTCTTTATACTGCTGAGAGTTGTAATACTGATTAAGTGCCTGCCCCTGACCTTCTAAACTGGAAAGGTTCTGAAGCTGGTTAACATACTGCTCCGCAAGAGGCGTGAACGGAGCAAGGTTTTTCATGATCGTCTGCCACTGCTGATTTTGCAGGTCTGCGGCATACTTCTGGGCTTCTGCTGCATACTTTGCGCTTTTATCAGAGCTACCACCTTTCCCGCCTTTTTCATGGCACCAAGGTTCCTCGCCGCGCAGTTTTCTGCCCAGCTTAAATGCATATAACATGGCTATCTCCCGTGATTCAGGAAGTCGATTAGTTCTTCGCGTGTGCCGCTGTAAAAAGTCACGTCATCCACGCCTTTGAAGTATTTCTTGATGGTTCCTACACGCTTAAGGCCAATCATTGCGCAGTACATCTGACCGTGTCGGAATTTGCGTGCAGCGAACGATGTTACGCACTGAACGGTGGTGTTAGTCAGAATGTATCGCCAGAACGCCAGCCCAATTTCCTTGCTGAAGCCGCGAATCTCTGGCAGGTACATGGCGTGGCAATCTAATGTCAGCGGCTGAATCTCCTGATAGTAAACAATGCCGCCAAACTGACCGTGCACGTTCACCTCAAAGTAACGGCATTCAGGCTTGTAGTCGTATCCATCACCGTTGTTGCTCCCGGCGATAATGTCAGGGTGATTTCCGACTGCTTCTATCAGGTCGATGTTTCGCGTTGGTTTGAACTGAATCATCACTGCTCCGCGATTATCTTGATGGTTGTGGCAGTAAACGCCGCACCATTCGACTGAATGGTTAACGTACTGCCATTTGTGGCAAGAAAGCCGTCTTTATCCACGCTGAAGAACGTAGCTAACAGGATGTTATCGGTCGTTGTCGCCGAGTTGCGACTGCTTACCAGTGTGTCAGGAACAGAGCCGGAAAAGGTTAGCTGCATTGACCTGTTGGCGGTTCCGCTGGGCCACGTCCCGACAATCGACAGCTTGAAGAACAAGGTTTTGTCCTCGTTGAACACAACCATCTTGTTGTTAACGGTGTCGAAGAATGGTGCCAACGTGCCGGATGACGGCGTGAGCGTTTTCAGCAGGCTAACAAGGTTGGTCGGCGCTGTCGGGATGGTTACAGATACGCCAGAGTAAACAACCTCTGACTTCTTGCGTGTAGTGGCATACTCCAGAGCATCGATGCGCGTTTCATGGTCTGAAACCTGCGACTCCAGCGAGTCAACTCATCTGTCAGATAAGCAATATCGCTTTCATTCTGAGCTATTCGAGAATCAAGGCCGACTATCGCCGCTTCTGCCTGTCTGATTCGCTCCTCATGATTCTCAAGCGTTGCTTCAGCAGATGCCAGTCGAATTTCGTGATCGACCAGAATCACATCCTGCTCATCGTTCCTGACTTGTGCATCATAAGCACCCTGCCCTGCTTCGTTGGCCTTGTTCGCCACATTACCAACATCAGTGCCCTGTGCAATAACGTAAAGCAGATATGACTGCGAGAAGATATTGCGTGGAAGGATTGATGTATCGAGCCGCGTAGCCTGAACGATTACAGGCACATTGAGATTCGAATCAGCCATTACTCGATCCTTATCTGGCAGCCAGACAGAGTGACAGGTGACTTCGTGATAACGCGCAATTTGAAGCCGACATTTTTCCTGATGCGCCCGACTCGCTTCCACAAAACACGCTTGTCGTAAACGAACGGTTCATTCTGCTCAATCATCTGCTCACGCCCGTAATTGATGCAGTCAGTGGTTGCAGAGAGAAAAAGGCGGTCGGCGTACTGCGCAACGCCAGTTGACGATTCAACTTCAAGGTCGAACACTCTGGCGTTATCCGCTTTGAAGAGTGGAGTAAACAGCAGGTGTTCCTGTTGCTTGTCGTACTGGCTGCTGATATCGAATTGCAATTTGCCGGTAACAGATTCCAGCTTATCGCCGCACGTTATCTGATTGTCTTCGTAAATGAAGTCGATAGCGCGGTACACATCGTCATACAGGCCTGTTTTCAGTACACACCATTGTGGACCATTGGCGCTTGAAGATGCGTCGTATACGAGGACATGACGCGGAAGATGGATAATCAGCAACTCATGAGCATCAAATCGCAGCGATTCCATCACACCATCAGCCAGTTCATCAGCAGTGTAGGAGCGGAGGATTTTCTCAATGCTCGCGCTGACAATTGGTGACACCTGACCGGAGTCGATGATATACACAGACGGCGCACCCGTTGCCGGATTGCTGATAAACGCATACGAATCAGCGAATGGCGTTTTGCAGTAAGTTCCGGCAATGCCTTTCTGCACCATCAGCGATGGTTGTGCAACATACAAAGCGGCACCAACGGTGGTTGCGCCAGTCAGGGAGAAATATTCAATAGTCGATGAACCAAAGCAGACGATGAAGTCTCGCCATGTCCCGATACCGATGATGCCGTCAGGCTGAGACTCGGCACGATATTGTGCGCTGTAACGGTCAGGATGTGATTCGTCTTCAAGGTCAGTGATAAACCATGAATCAGTACCGTCTTTTGACCACGCATAACGCCCACGCAAGCGCGTAATATCGCGGACTGAGCCTAACTCATACTGTGTGAATCCGCTGTCTGTAGGCCAGTTTGAGACTGTTTTAACCGTGCCATCATAGCGATACTCGACCAGTTGACCATTAACGCCTACCGCCTGAGATGTTCGACCATGCGCCATTGATACGCGACCACTCCCGGCAACATCACCGACCTCGCTTTCTCCCTTATACAACTTGCCACCGCAAACGCGATAAACAGCATTCTGCGCCATGTTGTACTCGACACCGCGCGATACACCATTCACATCAGAACGTTTGGCAATGCCCGGGAATGAGCGAAGATATCCGCTGCTGTTGAGGATTTCTTTGGGTGTAGCCAGCATATTCACTGGCAGATAGTCGATATAGTCGGCGTTTCGGAAGTCTTTGCCGACACCTTTCATAAGCGGAAGTTGCTGAATAGGCATTATTCGCTCCCGTTATCGCAAGGTTCCTTCCGGTGGAAGTAATTCCAACCGTTCCACTTCGCCAACTGGTTACCGCTACCAACAGGCATACGGTTTGGATAACCGGACTTACATTTAGCGGCTTTTGCCCTATCCATTGCAGACAGTTTGACGAGTCGCTCTTTCCCGTATCTGGCAGTGGTTATAAGTTTTGCAGACGCTTCCAGCGCATAATCTGGAGCAATGCGGCAGGCAAGGTTAAAAATGACGGCATTGATAGCGTTATTTGATAAACCGTGCTCATCGCCCGGATCCGGAGCGACATCTGCATCAGCGAAAATGTAGCCAACGTTGATACCTGGTGACGCATCACCGCCAAGCCATTCAGCCATCATCATTTCAAGGTCGTTGACACCATCTTCCATGGACTGAGGTTCGACATCGGTTAACGTGGCATTTGATGCCACACCGAGCTTACGTAATGCCGCAAGAACTAAATCACCCTTCGTTGTCAGGTTCATCTGCTGCCGCCTTAGGTTTTCGACCAGGCTTTTTACGCTGTTTTTCTTCTGGCTCTGGCTCTGGCTCTGCAATAGCCGGACGCAAACTCAGGAGTCGTCCAAGAACATCATTTGCTTCATGACCATCCCACTCTTTCCCGAACTCAAGCTCAGTACCTTCAGGAAGGAACTCGATTTCTTCAACAGGTAGGTGATAAGTGATTTCGCCTTCTGGAGTGGTGATACCAGCAATGATCCAGCCATCCCACTCTTCACCGTCACTGTGTTTGCGAGACCACCACGAAAACTCAGCGTAAGCATGCATCAGCGATGAGAAGAGTCGCACTCGGTGAGCGTAAAGCTCGTTAAAAGTGTGATAACCGTCGGACACTTCGCCCATATCAACTGGGGAAGTTTCACCTCCGCCAACATTCCCAATTTGATCACCAACAAGAGGATCATCAGGAACATCGTCAGGGTGCTTATACCAGCCATTTGCTAAGTGCACAGCTACATCATCAGGATCAACGGTTTTCGTTTTCAGCTTGCGCCCCCAGATTTTGGTATCTCCGCCAGCCTGAAAAATCATTACGCTCATTGGTATCTCCAATAGAAAAGGGAGCCGAAGCTCCCTCTGGTTATCACGCGGTCTGGTTAGGCAGACCAACACCAATTGCCTCTGGCCGTACAGCACATGCTGAATACCACACAGCAATACGGCACTTACCAGACAGAGTATTGATATCACCCTGCGTTGCGAAGATGCCGTTAACACCAATACTAGGAATGCTGAAGGAAGACGTTTTCATGCCAGCAAACAGTTCATGGGTTACCGGAATCGGCTGAGACAGCAGGCGGATTGAGTCATCAGCCCAGAACACGTTGGCGGTGGTTGTTGCCACGTTCAGAACGTTTACCGGAGTGGAATCAGCAAGAGAGGTGTTTACGTTAGCGTAAGCCTTCTCTTCTTTTGTCAGTGAAGAGTCATCAAGCGCAATCGGCTTCGGCGTGATTTCGATGTGAGTACCATCGATCACACGGGTGATTGAGAAAGTAGCATCATCAGTCAGCACGTTCTTCGCCATCTGAGACAGGAATTTCACACCAGTGAAGCTGATTTT